TGCGCTTCCAAGAATTGATGAGATAGGGTTTCCCGCGCCGGTTGATGCTGTGCCCCCAAATCCGACCAAGTTCATTAGCTTAGATGCCGCCCATTCAGCAACCATGCGCTTGATCATTCCAGTAAACGCTTCAGCTATCTGGCTAAAAGCGCCTTTACCGTTGTTCATAATATTGACAAAGGTTGTGGACAGATAATCGTGAGTTCTGCCCCATGCTTCCTCTGCCGCCCGAGCAGCTTCATCGTTAGCTTTTTCTAAAGCCGCAGCCTCGGTCGCCGCATTCGTTAGCGCTGTTTTTTCCTTGTCTATTTCAGTCACGAGCGCAACAATCTCCTTTCCTAGTAAGCTGGTAGAAGTCACCCCTGCTGTCTGTAAGCCGTTTCTTATTCCTATCTGTGTGGATGTTAGTCCCAAGGCGTCTTTTTCATTTTTAAGGCTGGTAATTAAGCTGATAGCCTTCCCGTCAAGCTCGCCCGTAGATGTGGCCGAATTATCGACTACCGTTTTGAAGTCGGAAAGAGCAACATCAGCATCACCCACGGCTGTTTCAACGTCTCCTGTCGTGTCTTTTAGGGTCACTAGCTTGCCTTCTAGCGCAACTATTCGCCTTTTTGATTCGCCTATCGTGGTATTGAAAGTGCCCGTATTGGTGTCGGCATTTTTCAGCTTTGTAAGGGTAGTTTCAAAAGTGGTGTTAAAAGTGTTGATGGCGCTAAGTGGGCTTGCTGCCGCCGCAGCTATTGCAGTCATTGTGGCAATAGCTTTGTTTTGTACATCGACAAAAGCCCCGCTTACCGTCCCGAGAGCGCCTGCAAATTTTTCTAATAAATAAAGCTTCAAAGTTTCCCATGAAATTTCAATGCTAATTGCGGCGTTTGATCCGAAAGTTTTAATTGCCTCCCATGTCGCCTTTATTGGAACGCTTGCAACATCTATCGCCGTGGCGATTGCCCCCCAAACCGCAACCGCAACATCTTTTAGGGCGTTAAATATTGTTGCCACAGCCGTTAGGGTTGCCGGAAAGGTTTCCATTAGATAGACTTTTAGCTTCTCCCAAGCAATCTGGACATTGACCGCTGCGGTGGATGCGGCAGTCGTTATGTCCTCCCAATTTCTATATATGACCACGGCGGCAGCAGCTAAGGCAGCAACAATCAGCCCTATGGGGTTAGCCAAAAAAGCTGCGTTCATAGCAAGAACAGCCTTTACAACAAGCCCAATCCCTCCCACAATCACTGTAGGCGCAATCATTACAGAAAGCGCTGCGCCAACAGCCGCAACTACCGTTCCAATTGTTTCTAGGTTTTCAGTAAAGTAAAGAATCGCGCCACTGGCCGCCGTAATGCCAGCGCCAAAAATATTAATCCCACCGGTGTCTCCCATCTTGCGAAATAGGCCATCGACATTATCTTGTAAGTTGCTTAAAAGACCAGGCAATCTTTCCATTTGGTCCTCCATCGCGCCAGCGAATTGAACCTCGCCAATGCCCATTAAATATGCCTGTATCTCTCCTGCGTTTTTACCGATTGTGGTGGTTATGCCCTGAAAGGTAAAAGAAACATTATCGCCCTGAGACTTAGCCTTGATACCAAACTCTTTTAGTCGCTCAAATTCGCCCGTAGAAGCGTCAGCCACGGCTTCTATCATTTGGGACATGTCTTTACCCATAGCTGAAGAAGTGTTGCCGTATGACAAAAGGGCGCGCTCTGACGGGTCTAATCCCAAAGCCTTTAGTTTTATGAAAGCGTTTACAGATTGATCTAAAGTAAAAGGGGTTTGTGAGGCAAATTCAGTTAATTTATCAAACGCCTTGCCAGCATTCTCGGCGCTGCCTGTGATTGTAGTAAGAGAGCCTCTGAGCTTTTCAGTCTCCACAACAACATCGGCAAACTTTCGACCAATCGCCATGCCGCCCATCGCCACGGCAATGACGCCCACGACCTTTTTGACGTTCGCGCCCATCGAGGTGAAACTTTGGTCAATCTTTTTGGTATTGGCGTCGATTGATTTTTGGCCGCCGTTAACAGCAGTTTCGGCTCTTTTAAGCTCTTTTCGAAGACCTTCGGTTGTCGCGTCTATACGAAGTAACAGGTCACTGACGTCTGCCATATTTCATCGCCCATAAAAAAGGCCACAAAAGCGGCCAAATAAAATTAGTCTGAATTGAAATTAAAAAAGTCTTCAGTCGTGTACTTGAGTCTCTTTTTGCTTAACGATTGCTGAAATAAAGGAGGACATGCTTGATTCTTTTTTCTTCGGTTCTGACTTCTTGCCGCCGTTTTGCATCTGGATAAAATCTATCTTGGCAGCTATTGAAATGGTAATTTCGGGGACTGTGCTATTCCATGCTACATCGGGCGACCATCCAAGCCAGCCCGTTGCAACACCGAATATATGAACAAGGTATTCAGCCTCGGTCATAGAATCGCCTTCTACTTTTTTTTAGTAGAATCCTCGGATTCCGTATCACCATTTGGATTCATCAACTTGGTAATAAAAGGAACCACTTGTTCCGTTGCGCCCGCGATACCATGAGAGAAAACAGCTTCTTCAATATCTCCCAGTTCTCGCGGAACAGATCCAGCGCCAGCAGAAATGATGGCCGCGATGGTTTCGACATTAAGCTGACCCAATGCCTCCATCGCTCCGCGTAAACCACCAAATCTAGCTTGGATTTTCTTCATCGCTTTGAGCGTAGGGCGAAGCTCGTAAATAGTATCGCCCAGCTCGATAGTTACCTCGCCGTGACCTAGACTCATGCTCTAAGATCCACAATGAAGCCTTGGTCATTGGTTATCATGTGCTCAACCAATTCCATGTCTTCAACGCTGCCACCAGGATACTGCTCGTTGCCAACCTTGCCTCTCCAAAAGATAGTTGTTGCATTACCAGCCGCAGGGTCGTTGTAAACAACTTTCATATTGTAAGCCGCCTGAGTGGTAACAGCCGCCGCGTCGCGCAAATCAATTTGACCAGCATCATCAGGGTCGTATCCGACAGTGATCATTATATTATCGCCCGCCTTTGAGGATTTGCTCTGAACCGTGCGTCCAGTGCTTAATCCTGTGAATGCGGAAAAGTTTTGCGTATCGGTTAAGGCAGAAATAGACTGAACCTCTCCAATCTGAACAAAAGTATCTGCTTCCATTTCTGATAAGGTACTACCTGCTCCGGTAGTGCCGATGTGAACTGTTGCGAATGCCATTGAATAAACAGCCATAATATTGCACCTCCAAAGTGCTAGTTTTTAAAACTCTAAAAGAACTTGCAGGCGCAATTGGCCCATGTAAGTTACACCATCAGACTCCCTATTGGTTCGCTTCGACAAAACCTGAGATTGCGCGACTCGGCCAGTAGAGAGAGTGAATTTTTGATCATGGAGCAAGGTGTCAAGCTCGGCCATGATTGATAAAACTTCCTTCTGTCCCCGGTAATCTGACCAGACAGAGAAATACATTATTTTTTGATCTTTTCGATCAGAAAGCCAATTCGCTCTTGACGAATCCTGATAGTCGATAGTGACATAAGGATAATCTGCGTCCTGTGGTACTGAGTCATACACAGGGACCGATAGCTGCGCGTCTAGCTCTGCGTAAACGGCAGTTTGAAAGGCAACCGAAGGATCGCTCATAAGCCTTGCGCCTTCTTAACCGCGTCAGTAATAACCTTCTCAACACGACTGATTATTTTGGGCTTTTCATAGTCCCAAGCTGGCTGTAAAAAAGGCTGTGCAGCCATTCTTGTGCCGCCATTGCTATTCTTTGTGCCGAACTCTAAAAACCTTGCATAAAATGCTCGTGTTCTTGCTTTCTTTCCTCTAATACCAACCTGTGCAGTAAGCCCATTTTTTGCCACTAAAGACGTAATGTTGTCTTCAAGGTTTCCCGTATCTCTAGGAACTCTTGAAATTACTTCTCGCATAAGACCATTAGCCGCATCTTGCATAGCTGGCTTAATTCTGGCATCAGTTTCGGTTAAGATTCTTCGGAGCTTTATGCGCGCTCTTGTGCTTGTTACGGATGATTTGCGAGCCATTACTGTGTGACTCCTCGCTCTGCGTTAATTTCTAAATAAGCCGCTCTTGTGCCTTCCGTGAGGACTTCTCTGATATTGTAGGTCGCGCCATTCCAGACAATACGATCGGTGTTTTTAATGTCGCTGCGGTTTCTAATCTTGAACAAATACATAGCAGGAGCTTCAACACGATCATGCGTTGCCAGTTCCCTTCCTCTTCTTGGTCTGACATGAGCCCATAGGTCAGCCGCAACATCAGTTAAGGCAACGGTATCGCCGCCCATCCCATCACTGGTGCGAGTCTCGCGCTTGATAGTTATTAGCTGATCAAGCGCGCCGGGGTTCATCAAGCTACCCACCCCTTTCTATTCGTGTTTATTAAGCTCTGAACTGCGAAGGGAAGCTCTGATACGGTTTCGC